GTTGTGCAGTCTCCATAGCCGGACAGGCGTTGGAGAGTCTGGAGAGTACCTGCCACCCGAGACAGACCGACAAGTCGGACTGGGGATGCTCGGACTGGCCAACCTCCTACGAAGGTACAACGTAAGTTACAAAGAGTTTGGTGAAGCTCTTGCTGTCGTCAACAGTGGCGACGCAATTACTGATTTCACCCCTGGCATCACCCTTGCCCTTGAATTTAAGAGTGGTATTGCACAAGCTGCGTCGATTGCACGAGTTAACAACATGGATCGTGCCTTCGCTATTGCTCCTACTGCTTCATGCAGCTATCGGTACAAAGATCCCGATGGCTACACAGCAACTCCTGAGATTGCACCTCCCATTGCCCGTCAAGTAGACCGTGACAGCGGTACGTTTGGCGTCCAGAGCTACGATTACGGTCAAGTTGAGATCGCATCGGAAGTTGGCTGGGATGCATATATGAGTGTTGCTAACGGCATCATGAAGATGCTGGATGGCACGGGACTTCTTCACGGTTATAGCTTCAATAGTTGGTCTGATGTGATCACCTATGACGAAGCGTTTATCGAAGAGTGGCTGGCATCTGACCAGACCTCCCTTTATTATTCGCTTCAGGTAATGGGTGACACGCAAGACAAGACCAGTGCATACGCTGCATTGGACGAGTCGGAAGTGGACGATTACCTGGAGTCACTTCTTAATGATCCTGCTCCTGATTGTAATTGCGGCGAATGAACCCTTACGATAAACTACTTTCTAGAAAAAGAACCTGGACTCCTGTCCAAACAACTGCTGGTAAGCTGACCGAAGGTGCGGAAGAAACTATCTACCGCGCCTTGGCTATCCGACACATGGAACTACCAGTTGGTGATTTTATCTCTGATGCTCTAAACAATGATGTACCAGAGCTGGCGCGGCCACTCCTTCAATCCAACGTCCAAGACGAAATTAAGCACGACCTTGCACTGGGTTATATTACCAACTCCCTGGGTGTTGATGAGAAAGCTGAGGAAGAAGGCAAACGCCTCCGCGACGCTTGGATTGCTCATCCGGATCACACGATCCTCAAGGCGTTGGTTGCCGAGCGTGCGATTTTCTTTGTCCTCCTACCCTTTTTCCGTTTTACGGGAGATGCGGCGCTGAGGACTGTTTCCGCTGACATTAGCCGAGATGAACAAGTCCACGTGGCTACGAATAGCTTGGTATGTCGTGAGCTTGGGCTCGATTATAGCCCTTCTCTCGATAAGCTCCGGAAGGCAACCATTAATTGGATTATGCAGCCCCTCAAGGCTAATAACCCTAATAAATATCTGAACAAAAAATTTTGGCTGGATTCCAGTGATCGCCTGATGTACGAAGGTAAAGCACCTGAGCTTGTAGAAACTAAGCGAGCACGTATGCCAGCGTTCTTTGAACATGCAAACCAAAACCTACCCCAATATGCCTAACTTCGGGCTTACTATTGAACAGCTTCTGGCAGAACTAGAAGATGTTTTTCCACCCGTCAACCCGTCCCCTGATACTGCGTTGAATCAGATCATGTATCGAGCTGGTCAACGTAGTGTTGTGGAATGGATTCACACTAAACTTGATGAGGAATCTTAATCATGGGCGCACGTCGTCGTGAACATCATAGACGAGAGGAAGCTAGCCGAGCAGCTGGCATTGAAGCCACTCGTCGCCGCATTGAAATGGAGAGACAGCAACGCGAGTTTCAAGCTCGGCTTGCTGCTCAACGCGAAGCCATGCAAGCACAGACTAAATCTCTGGTTGATGCAATGACCCCTGACATCAATAAGACTGTTGGTGGTACCTTGGGTGCACAAAACATTGGCATCCGCACTGCTCGCTCTACACGTCAGAGTGTCCGTGGACTTTCCCGTGGACTTGCTGCTCTTCGTATCCCCCTTAACATCGGCGGTGGAGCCGGTGGTGGTCTTAACATTGGCTAATTAAATGAACGCTAAAAGCAGGTACGATCATCTATCTAGCTACCGTTCTCAGTTTCTAGACACAGCAGTTAAGTGTTCAGAACTCACTCTTCCTTACCTCATCCAACGCGATGAGTACAGAGTAACCCATCAAACAATAACCCAACCTTGGCAATCCGTGGGAGCTAAGGGTGTTGTGACGTTGGCATCTAAACTGATGCTATCTTTGCTTCCTCCTCAGACCACCTTCTTCAAGCTACAGGTACGTGATGACAAGCTAGGCACTGAGCTGCCACCTGAAATCCGTTCTGAGCTTGATCTTAGTTTTGCTAAGATGGAGCGCATGGTTATGGATGCGATCGCTGCTTCTAGTGATCGTGTCGTTGTACACCAGGCTCTCAAGCACTTGGTTGTTGGTGGTAACGCTCTTATCTTTATGGGTAAGGATGGGCTGAAACACTACCCACTTAACCGCTACGTTGTCGATAGAGATGGTAACGGTAACGTAATTGAGATCGTAACCAAAGAACTGATTAACAAAAGTCTTCTACCTGAAGGCCTGATGCAAGACCCTCTTCCTACTATGGATGACAGTTTTGCACATGGTGACGACGTAGAAGTCTATACACATGTACGTCTTGACAACAACCGCTGGCTGTGGTATCAAGAGGCTTATGGCAAAAAACTTCCTGGCTCCGATAGCAAAGCTCCAAAGGATGCTAGTCCTTGGCTTGTACTGCGCTTCAATTCTGTCGATGGCGAAAACTATGGACGGGGTAGAGTTGAGGAATTCTTGGGAGATCTTAAGTCGCTTAATGCACTCTCCCAGTCCCTCGTAGAAGGCTCTGCAGCAGCCGCTAAGGTCGTCTTCGTGGTATCACCCTCAAGCACGACTAAAGCCCAGACGCTGGCGAAAGCAGGCAACGGTGCGATCGTTCAAGGCAGACCAGAAGACATCGGTGTTGTGCAGGTTGGCAAAACAGCTGACTTCACCACCGCTATGACTATGATGCAACAGCTTGAGCGACGCTTGGCTGAGGCATTCCTCATTCTCAATGTGAGACAGTCCGAACGGACTACCGCTGAAGAGGTTCGGCTTACACAGCTTGAACTTGAACAGCAGCTTGGTGGCCTGTTCTCCCTGCTGACTATTGAGTTCCTACTTCCTTACCTGAACCGCAAGATGCTGGTTCTTCAACGTAGTGGACAACTCCCACGTATTCCTAAAGATCTGGTTAATCCTACTATTGTCGCAGGTATTAATGCTCTTGGTAGAGGTCAAGATCGTGAGTCTCTCACTGCCTTCATCATGACCATTGCTCAGACTCTTGGGCCTGAGGCACTGATGCAATACATCAATGCTGACGAAGCTATCAAACGTCTGGCAGCTGCACAAGGCATCGACGTACTGAATCTTGTCAAGTCTATCGAGCAGATTCAGGAAGAAAATCAAGCCTCTGCTGAGCAACAGCAAGAGATGGCTATGATGCAGCAAGCTGGTCAAATGCTTAAATCACCCTTGGCTGATCCGACCAAGAACCCGATGGCAGGTGAAACTGTCAACTCGTTCATGGGCGAGGATGTCGTTCCCCCAATGCAATAACTATGGCAGAAATTTTATCTTATGATCCTAGCTCAGATCCTGAAATTATTGGAGCCGCTGAAGCGGACCAAGCCGAATCCCTAGCGATCGGAGAGGAGATGATTCAGCAGGCGGAAGCACGTCTGGCTGGGAAGTACAAAGATGCACAAGAGCTTGAAAAAGCTTACATTGAACTAGAAAAGAAACTTGGTTCACGAGATGCACAAGAAGAAACGTCGGAACCTGAAGCTCAAGATCAGCAAGAAACCTCTGAGTATGCTACGCAAATCGACGCCATTAGTCGGGCTGCGGAAGAATATGAGTCGAAAGGTGAACTGAGTGCTGACACCTTGGCTGAGTTTGAGAAGATGTCTTCCAAAGAACTCATCCAAGCTTACTTTGAGTATGAACAAGGGCTGCCTGCTGGAGATGCACCTCCGGCAGCAGACCTGACTCAATCACAAATTAATCAAATCCAAAACTCTGTAGGCGGTGAAGCTGCTTATCAGGAGCTTGTGGGTTGGGCGGCTCAGAACTTTACTCAATCTGAGATTCAAGCCTTTGATAACGTTGTCGATTCAGGTAACGTAGATGCTATCAACCTGGCTCTTGCTGGATTGAAGGCGCGTTACACTGACGCAAATGGTTATGAAGGAAGTATGATTCAAGGTAAAGCTGCAGCCCCTGCTGACACATTCAAGAGTCAAGCAGAGGTAGTGCGGGCAATGAGCGATCCACAATACGATCGTGATCCTGCTTATCGTGATGCTATCATGCAAAAGCTCGCCCGCTCTGATCTTAAATTTTAATGAACGACACAAACATTTGGGCCAAAGAGCCACCCCTTATTATGACCGACCACCCCTATGGCGTGCCGCACAACGAACGTGCAGAGAAACTCAATGGCCGCCTGGCTATGATGGGTATCATGGCAGCGTTCGGTGCTTATGCTTTCACTGGACAAATTATTCCCGGTATCTGGTAATGCCTCAAGGTAAAGGAACCTACGGTTCAAAGGTTGGCCGTCCTGCTAAGAAGACCGCCGCCAAGCTCCAAGCAAAGAACCCTAAGATGCCTGCAAAGGTAGCTAAGGCTATTGCTAAAAACATGAAGAAAAAGTAATGGCTAAGAAGTCAGTCAGCCTAAAGATCGGTAAACACAAATCACGGTCCGGCGGCTTGACTGCTGCTGGCCGAAAGAAATACAACCGCGAAACTGGATCGAACCTCAAGGCTCCACAGCCTGAGGGCGGTCCACGCAAGCGGTCCTTCTGTGCTAGAATGTCTGGTGTCAAAGGACCGATGAAAGACTCAAAGGGCAGACCCACCCGTAAAGCCCTTGCCCTCCGTAAATGGAAATGTTAAATGGCAAAACGTGGTCTCTATGCAAACATCCACGCCAAGCGCAAACGTATTGCTGCTGGCAGTGGTGAAAAAATGAGAAAGCCTGGGGCGAAAGGCGCACCCACGGCTGCTAACTTTAAACGCGCCGCTAAAACTGCTAAACGTACTAAACTCAAAATCAAGAAATGAAATTCCTCGCTATCCTCCCCGCCGCCGCTCTGCTGGCTGCTCCCGCTTTCGCTGCTCCCTACGTCAACGTGGAAGCAAACTCCGGGTTCACCGGCTCTGACTACACTGGTACCTCTACTGACTTCCACGTCGGTGTTGACGGTGCTGAGGGTGTTGCCTCCTGGTATATCCAAGGTGGTCCTACCGTTGTCTCCCCTGACGGTGGTGAGTCTGAAACCATCCTGACTGCTAAAGTTGGTGGTGGTGTTGGCGTTTCTGATTCTCTCTCCATCTACGGTGAGATTGCTGCTGCCTTCGACGACACGAATTCCTACGGTACCAAGGCTGGTCTGAAGTACCGCTTCTGATATTAAAGTATAGGGCTGGACTGGACAAGCGCCTTGCCAGCCCTTAC